CCTTGTACAAGGTGCCAGCGTCGCTGGTCTTTGCCTTGAAGGTGCTGGCCTCGTAGATCGGAGCCGTGACAGTACCCGAGCCCACGCCGGCGATTTCCTCAGTCCCAATAACAACCTGGAAGAAATTAGGATGGGTCTCGATAGGTTCCGAAGTCGTGCTGACCGCCCCGCTCACGTTGCAGTTGGTGGTCGTGCCAGCCGCGTATCCGTCCAGGCTAATACCAACATAGTCCACGCTGATGGTGATGATGTTGTTCGGGCCGTGCACCACCTCAATCTTGTCGGCGAACATAAACACCGCATACGTCGCGTCAGGGTGAGGGTCTCCGCGGGCCACGGGTAGCGCCGCGCCGGTCATCGTCTTGTCGGCCTTAAAGACGCATCGGCCAGTCCATAGTCCGTAGCCGTCGTTGCGGACAGTGTAGCCGGACTGGAGGACCTCGGTGGTGAGGGGGTTGCCTTTGTTGATAGTTGCCATGTGTTAGGCGGTTTTGGTGTAGTCCTTGTAGTTGACCTGGGAGGCCATGCCACCCGTCTGGTCCTTGGTAAAGTCGCCCGGTCCGCCAGCGGCCGCCGCGATCACAGCCAGGTACTCGTTGGCCTGCTTCTGCAGCTCGACCTGCTGGTTGAGGATGTTCATCTGGGGCGAGTTGCCCACGCCGAAGGTCGCGTTGGCCTCGGCGAATATGGCCGCTTTAGCCCCAGCCTTGGCCCCGTCTTCCTCGGTCTTCTTGGCCGCACGCTGCTCGGCCGACGCGCCGAAGAACTTGTCGAAGGCCGCTTGCAGCTCTGGCGTTAATTTCGATTGGGCCAAACGCTCCGCAATTTGGTCGACGCTTTGGGGCATGATACCTGCGCCCATCGCCATTGATCCGTAAGGTCCTTGCCGCATGGCTTGGTTGGTTGCAAGAACTTCGCTGACCTTGCCAAAGCCCTCCGGGGTCTCCTTAAAAAATTGGATGCGGGCCTGTAGTTTCATCTCTTCGGCCGTCTTCTTGTCCTCCTCGGCCTTCTGCTGGTCCTTGCGTCGTTGGGCCGCTTCAATCTCCTGCTGGCTGGCGTAGAGCTTAGCCTCGGCCGTGCTCGCAAAGTCCAACGCCTCCTTGACCTCGCGCTTGCGGGCCTCGATGGCGGCGCTGACAAAATTGATGGCGCTATGCAGCAGGACCATCGGGGCGAAGAAACTCATGAACACGTCTTTGCCGAAGTCGCTGAACTTCTTTTGCACCTGGGCCGTCTGGCGCTCGAAGTCGGACATGGCCTTCTTGGACTTGTCCACCTGCTGGGGGACGTCCGTCGTGCCCTTGATGCTGTAGTTGACGTCCGTGCTCATCTCAACCTTGGGAACCCGTAAAGCCCGCCATGGCTTCCTCGTCTTCGGTGGTCAACAGGTTGACCTCACACCCCTTCAGCCCGGAGAAGGTTGTCGATAGCCAGATGGCCTGACACTCCGGCATCGTCCACGCACGATCCTCGGGCACGCCGTTGCTGATAAGGTTGGCCACTAGGCTCAGTACCCAGGGCATGCCGCTCGTCCGCTGCTCTAGTTTGCCAGTCTCCCAGAACTTGGGCCAGTGCTCGGCGTACATGCGCCCACAAAACTGGGCGATGGTCTTCTGCATAAACTCCGGCTCGCGGTCCATGCGGGCCAGCAGGGCCTTGTCCTTCATCGTAATCTCGCGGAGGGATTGCCCCGCGCAAGTCTTCAGGGCCGCCACCACCGCCGCCGGCGTGAACCCAGTACCCTCGACGAAAGGCGAGTCTATGGCGTGCAGCCTTACCCGGTCACGCAGGCAGAAAGGGGCAAGCCGATACCCCAGCACCTCGTCGGGCTCAGGGTCGGAGAAGGCTAGGATGAAGCGGCGGTCCATGCCGCTACGCTTTAAGCGTAGGACGCGATGCCGTCAACCTGGCGGAACTTGATAGAAACTCGGACGAAGTCCTTGTTGCTGCCCTTTTCCGAGACGGACTCCACGACTCCGGCGATGCTCTGGGAAACCCCCACGTCCGTCTTCATGGCGATCGTGATGGCCGCACCGACCTCCGGCATATCCGTGGTCTTGGCGATGCCTTCCACAGTGCCGGTCCGCTCCACGCCGTCGTAGCGCAGGGTGACAGTCACCCCCGTCTCGTCGGCCACCTTGTCGTTGAGCTCAAACGCCTTATCGACGCTGACGCTCTGGCAAATGAAGTTTGAGATGCCCGCTTGAACGGCAACGCCGAACAGGACAGTCACGCCTTTGAGTACAGCAGCCATAGGTAGTTCTTAACCTTGGGCGGGTGGTCAAGGCGCTAGGACGCACATCACCGAAAGGCGCAGGACAGTGGCCCATGCACCCGTCTGCTCGTCGAGCCCCTGGTCCTCGGAGATCACAGTCACGTCGTACAGCAGGGCGTCGCCCTGGGTAGAGAAAGCCGTGGTCATGGCGGTCACGTCCGACAGTGTGGCCACCATCGCGGCGGCCCGCGCCCGGTGGGTCGTCAGGGTCACGTCGTTGGCGTTGTCGTGCAGGACGCAGCGGACCTGGCAGTCGTAGTTGCCCAAGCCGTCAGGCAGGCCAGCGGGGGTGTTGGCCGAGTCGCAGATCACGACCACCTTGGGCATGACCGAGTCGGCCGTGTTGTCGCCCGGGTAGATGTTCACGGCGCTAAAGGTCGCTTCGGCCTGAAGCATGGCGACGAGGTTGCCCTCGACGATGTGGCGGATGGAGGATGTGCCCATAAAATGGTTAACGCTTGGACGCCTTGTCGGCGTTCTTCTTCAACCTTTGTTCCAGGTCAAGGCGCAGCTGCTTATACCGCAGGCCGAGGACTGTGCTTTTCACGTCTGCATCGGTGCTGACTCGGTTCTTGTCTGCGATGCCGTTTCCGATGACCAGAGAAAAGACGTTGTCGGCCTCGACTAAGGTCATGTAGCCGGCCGTGCCTGGGTGGCGCTTGATGTAGGCCGGGATGCCGCCAGTGCCGAAGTTGGTCTTACCCTCGCGGCTTGAAGGACTGGGCAGCATCTGCAGGACCTTGAACCATCCTGCTTTCAGCTTGCCGACAGAGGAGGTGCGACTGGCCACGTACTCTGAAATCTCAGAGTCCTCCTGCACAATCTCCTTGTCGCGCCAGTTTCTAAGCGGAGAGACAGGACGGCCCCCACGTGTGAAACGGCCTCCCATGCGTTCGCGGTAAGCTTGATGCATGGGGTACAAGTCGCGTACGTATCCCATAGACCCGTACTCAGATTTGCGGGTGATGGACTTGGCAAAATAGTTCTTTGCCTTCCTGAAGGCTCGCTCGTCGTCGTAGTCGTTGGCGATGGCCTGCAGGATGCGGGTGCCTTGCATTAAAGCGGACCGGGCGGCGCCCTGCAGCAGGGAACGAAACTCAGAGGGTGAGCCGTACTTGGTCGAGTAGGCCAGCCGTTCCGTTAGGATCAGCAAAGGGGTGATGCCCTTGCGTGCAGAGGATGCGATAAAGATTTTACGAACGTCCAGATTGATGGACCTCTCGCCGGCCCTTTGCGCTTGGACCATCAACCCGTTTTTGTCCCGACCCATAGGAGGGGTCAGCATCATCGACTCCCGGCACATCAGCGCCGCGTTCTTGAGCCCTACGTCTTTAAGACTCTGCCGGCAGGCGAAGGCGTATTCGGCCATGGCCTGCTGAAACTCAGCCAGACTCTTGGGCTCAATCTTGAGCTCGACGCTCACTGGTTAAGCAGGATGACTTGAAGCGTCACCCAGGCGCTCGGGCGCTTGTGGCTCTGGCTTACGATCCGCAGGCTCTTCCCATCTACGGCAATGACTTTGCCAATCCCTAGGGAGGCAATGGGCTCTTGGCTGACGACGATGGCCGCCGATGCCCCATTAGACCCGTCTGGCAGGCTCCAGGAGGCCGTTGCAGCGGGGATACGGACAGAGTGCTGGGTCCGGTCCACAAAGCCCCCCTCTTGGAAGGACTGCGTCACCATAGGGTCGGAGATGAGGCACTGAAAGGTAATGGCCCCCGCGTTGGCGGACCCGGACACCCCGAACTCGTCCGCCATCAGCTTGGCGTCGTCGAGAAAGGTGCCGTCAGCGTAAAGGCTCATGTTTGTCTTAACCTTGGGATGAGGTCAAAAAAAAGGGGCCCCCGTTAGGGAGCCCCAGTCTTTCACTAAGCCGGTTAGGCTTAGGCGCTCTTGATGCGCTTGAGGTTCGCGCGGCCCTTGGCGACACCGAAGCGGATGGCAGCGGTGAGGTAGAGGATGCCGCCCGTGTACTCGGACTCGACCATGACGGACAGGCCGCCAGAAGTGGCCGTGCCGGAGTTCGGCGAGATGGACCAGACCGAGCCGGTGCCGATGCAGATGGCGTCCTTGGCGGCGGCGAAGCCGACGAGGTTCTCGCCGTTGGCCGCGAGGCCGGCGAACTGCATGACCTGCAGGGTGCCGATCTGGCCGACGATGCCGGTGCGGACCACGCTGTTGTTGCCCTGGGTGTTGAACGCCGAGGTCAGCTTGGCGTCCTTGCGGAGCGCGCCGATATAGGAGGAGTTCAGCACGAGGCCGCGCTGCTCAGGGGCGAGCAGGTCGTCGAGGGCGGTGTCGAGGTCGACCACGTCGTTGTAGTCGAAGTCGACGGCAGCGATGACGATGTTGCTGGAGTAGTTCGCGTTGGTGACCAGAGCGTTGACGGCCGCGTTGGCCTTCTTGACGATCTTGGCGACCGCTTCTTCGCGGAAGGCGTTGATCACACCCTCGGCACCCCAGGCGGCGAGCTCGGAAGCGTCGAAGCTGCGGGTGGCGTGGTAGTGGATGAGATTTACGCTGGCCTTGGTGATATCGGCGTCTCCGGTCTGGTGGTAGCCGCCGGAAGCCTTGTCGAAGGTGATAGCGTCGTCGCCGGCCACGAAGGGCACGTCGATGGTGGTGCCGCGGTCCTCGGTGCTCTGCGCGAGGGTCGTGAACATGTCGAGGACGGGGAGCTTCGGGCGCAGGTCGGCGACGATGATGTCAGCGAGTGCGGCCGGGGCGATGTCGAAACCAGAATTAGCCATGGTAGTGTATTAGTATTTAGGGATGAATTAGGGGGAAAGTTTACTTGAGGCGGCCGAAGAGGATGGCGGCCTTGTGCTTCTGCAGGAAGGCCACGCGCTCGGAGCCGGGCTTCATCGCGGCGTACTGCTCGCGGAGCTGCTCGACAGTGACGGCCGGGGCCTGCGCCTGTTCGGCGGCCACGGGGGTCGTGCCAGTGGAGGCGACGATCTCGGCGGCCTGCTTGGCGGCGGAGACGTGAGTCAGTTCGAGGGCCGCGACCTTCTCAGCCAGGGCGGAGACTTCGGCGGTCAGTTCGCCGATGCGGGCATCCTTGGCGACGACGGCAGCCTGGGCGGCGGTCAGTTCGTCAGCGGCGCCAACAGTCAGCTTCTCGACAGTGGCACGGAGGTCGTCGCGCTCAGTCGTGAGGGCGAGGGCGACAGTGCGCAGCTCGGAGAGTTCAGCCTCGGGAGTCAGTTTGCTCATGTGTTCTTAAACTTGGAGAAGCGGTCAAAGGTCAGAAGGCGGCAAGGGCTTCCTCGAAGGAGTCGGCCAGCCCGGTGACGAGCCCAAGGCGCACGGCCTCGCGGCCCGAGAAGGTGCCGCCAGTGAAGGCGTCCTGCGAGACGTTGACGCGGGTGGCCTTCACGGACTCCTGGAAGTCCTCGGCGATGCCGTCAACCTGGCGCTGGAGGTCGGCCACTTGGGCCTCGGTGAGGGACGTCCCCTCGATGCCGGCGCCCTTGAGCGGGGACTGGCTGGACTTAATGACGACCATACGGACGCCAGCGTCGGCGTAGGCTTTCGAGTAATCGGGCACCACCATGTAGACCCCGACGCTCCCGATGGAGCCAGAGGGCATGGCAACGAAACGATCGGCGGCGGCGGCCAGCCACAGGGCGGCCGAGTTCGCTTCCTCGCCGTAGGCCATCGTGGGCTTCTTCATGCGGCGGATCTTGGCGGCCAGCTCAGGCACGCCGGCGACAGTGCCGCCAGGGGAGTTGACGCGGAAGGCAACCTTCTTGACGGCCGGGTCGGCCTCCATCGCGTCGATGGCCTTGGAGATGGCCAACACGTCAGAGGCGCCAAGCATGCCCTCTAGGGGCGAGATGCCACGGCCAATCGGGCCATCGATAGGGATGACACCCTTGCCGTCGGGGGTGACGTAAGCCTCCGGGCGGGCGCCCAAGAGCTTAGACAGCACGTCACTAAAGCCGTACTTGTCCAGGCGGGCGGCGTAGTCGGCGGCCTTGGTCGGGTCGATCAGAAGAGGCTCGAGGCCCTTGAGGCCGTGGGAGAAGATGAGGCGCATAATCAGGAAAGGTCGTTGGTCTCGTCGTCGGGGATGGCCGACGTGCCGGACTCCGCTTCTTCTTCCGCTTCGCCCTCGGGGCCTTCCTCCG